GTACCGAAAATTTAGATATTTATCCAAATGAAACAAAACTTGTTGATACTGGTGTAGCGGTAAAAATTCCAGAAGGCTTCGCCGGGTTCGTATTTAACAGATCGGGACAAGGTAAAAAGGGAATTATACTACTTAATGGTGTAGGCGTTATTGACAGTGATTATCGTGGAAATATAAAAGTAGCACTAAAAAATATTAGCGATGACAAGTATGAAATTAATATTGGCGATAGAATTGCACAACTAGTAATTATTCCTATCATTATTTGTGATTTTATTGACAGCTGGAATGATACAAAACGTGGTACTGGAGGATTTGGCAGTACTGGAAAATAGGAGATATTATGCAAGTAAGCACACGCGCACAGGTAATTACTAGAAGGACCTATAATCGTCCTACTAGTGATGATGGTAAACAATTTGAAAACTGGCAACAAACTATTAGGCGAGTTAAAGATCATCAACACTGGTTATGGGAGCGAGCAGTTGGTCGTCAACTCTACTTCAACGAAGTAGAAGAGCTAGATCAACTAGAAAAATTAATGTTAGAGCGTAAAGTATTAATGGCTGGTCGTACGCTTTGGTTAGGTGGTACAACAGTAGCACAAACTCGTGAAGCCAGTCAATTTAATTGTAGTTTTACACAAGTAGAAACAGTATATGATGTAGTTGATGTATTATGGTTACTACTGCAAGGTGCTGGAGTAGGTTTTAAGCCTATTACTGGCACACTAAATGGATTCTCAAAACCAATTAAAAATATTGAAGTTATTAAGAGTCAACGAACTGCTAAAGGTGGACTTGAATATAATGTTGAAACCTGGGACGCAAGTACAAAAACTTGGACAATTCAAGTTGGAGATAGTGCAGAAGCCTGGGCGAAGTCTATTGGAAAGTTGCTTGCGGGCAAGTATCCTGCTACTACTCTTGTACTTGATTTTAGTCAACTAAGACCTGCCGGAGAAAGGTTAAAGGGATATGGATGGATTTCAAGTGGTGATAGCGCTATTTCAAAAGCTTATGTTGCAATTGCCAACATACTTAATGGTAGGGCTGATAGCCTTCTCACTAGGATGGATATTCTTGACATTATTAATCATTTGGGAACAATCCTATCCAGTCGTAGAAGTGCTGAAATCGCTCTTTTCGACTACGGTCAACCGGAATGGCAAGAATTTGCAATAGCTAAAAAGGATTTTTGGTTGTATGGACGTGAGCACAGACAACAATCAAATAACAGTTTAGTATTTAAGGAAAAACCAACACGCCAAGAGCTTAAAGAAATATTTAATCTTATGCTAGAGGCTGGCGGTAGTGAACCAGGATTTATCAATGAACAAGAAGCTCTTAGACGTGCTCCATGGTTTAAAGGAGCGAATCCCTGTGTTGAAATTTTGCTGGGCAACAAAAGCTTCTGTAACCTTACAGAAACGGACATCTCCAAGTTTAAAGGTAATACCGCAGGACTACACGATGCGATCAGACTGGCTGCCAGGGCTAATTATCGTCAGACCTGTGTTAATCTTAAAGACGGGATCTTACAAGAAGCTTGGCACCTTAACAACTATTTCCTACGTCTCTGTGGAGTTGGTTTAACAGGCATTGCAATGCGTCCAGATATGACTAGCTATGACTATGAATATCTAAAACGCACTGCTACTAGCGCAGCTATCTCAATGGCTGATGAACTAGGACTACCGCGTCCTAAAAATGTTACTTGCGTTAACTATAATTTGGCGCAAATAAAATCCTGTGAATTGCTGGAACATCCTATTATTGAGTTAAGGACAATCAGCAGCCAAGCCACATTGTTGTGGAAGGTTCAGAGACTATCCGTTAAGGAGTACGCACATAGTTGTGCGGAAGCGCAGGACACAGTTTAATTAACTGTGATGATATAGTCCGATCTCTATAGTAATATAGAGCAGTTTAATAGGTAATAAAATGCATTTCATATACTGTATAGTAAATAATATTTCAGGATCTATGTATATAGGTCAAACATCTAGTAGTATATCTAGAAGATTCTACGAACATAAATATAATGCTTTTTCTATAAATAAGAAAACCAAATTATATGATGCTATGCGTAAGTATGGAGAAGATGCTTTTTATATAATTGAGTTAGAGTATGTAGAAGATAAACAGCAAGCTAATTTATCCGAAATATCTCATATCAGCGAAAGTAAGAAATTAAATATTGAGTTATACAATATGACTGATGGTGGTGAGGGTGGTTTTGTGGTACCAACAGATAAAGTAGAAAGTTGGAAAGCAAAATTATCTACAGCTCGTAAAGGTAGAACACCTGCTCTCGGTATGAAGCACTCAGAAGAAAATAAAAAATTATTCTCTAAAGTGTCTAATGAATACTGGGAGCAACATAGGGTGTATAACTTAGATCAAATAATTTCTTGTGGATCTTTTAAAAAAGCTAATGAATTATATGGAATTAGCAAAACTCATTATTATAGACTTATTAAACGAGCATAGACTAACGAACTATGCTGAACATAATGCAAGCCGTCGGGTACACTTAGCAAGATCATGGATTGTACAGAAGGGGTACACAAGCCACTAGGCAAATACATATTTAACAATGTACAATTTAGTACTTACGATCCAATGATTCCACTATTACGAGATAGTGGTTATAAGGTAATTAATCACCCTACAGATCCTACTAGTGTACTAGTAACATTTCCAGTAGAATGGAAAGATGTACCTTTTCATAAGGAAAATGGAAAAGAAGTAAACCTAGAAAGTGCTGTGCAGCAGCTGGAAAGATACAAGTTGTTGCAAACTAGTTGGACACAGCAAAATACGTCAGTAACAATTAGTTATGATCCTAGCGAAGTGTGCGAGATTATTGATTGGTTATTAAATAACTGGGATTGCTATGTAGGTGTAAGTTTTATCTATAGAACTGATCCTACTAAAACCGCTCAAGATTTAGGCTATCTCTACTTACCACAAGAAGTAGTAGACGAATATACTTTTAAGAAGTATGTTCAAGATCTAAAACCAATCGACGTTGAAGCAGGCAATAGTTTTAACGAGTTATTAGACGATGAATGCGCTAGTGGTGTATGTCCTGTGCGCTGAGGGTATTTAAAGAAACTATTTAAGCAATAAGAAACAATATGGAAGATACTATACTAAAATTTGAATTTTCAATTCAAGAAACTAACACTATTTTAACTGCACTACAAGAACTACCTGCTAAAATCGCTAATCCACTTAGCACAAAAATTCAGCAGCAAGCTCAGCCACAGCTACCAAAGCCCGAAGCTGAGCAACCAAGTTTAGAAGTAGTTAAGTAATAAAAAAGCCCGCACTAGCGGGCTTTTTTATTTATAGTGGTGTATCTAATATACTATCTTCTTCATCTACAGTCATATCACCCATATCGTGTAATTGACTAAATACTTCTATTAGTATATCACGATAGGGTTGAGCTACCATATGTAGGTCTAGTAAGTAAACATCTAGGTGATCATTGCGTAGTAGTTCAGCATGATACATAAATTGACCAAATGCTTCTAGGTCTTCACTAATATTTTGATTAGCATAATCTTCTAGAACTTGTGCAATAACCATTCTATCCGTATGTGCAACTATACCTTTTTGTGCTAGTTTAACTAGTTGCAATGCTTTCTTTTCACGTTCACGCATAATTTGATCTCGTTTTGAACTACTCCAACTATATCCACCATCACCACCCCAAAGATCCCAAGCTACACGGCCTTTACTAGGAAAACCTTCTTCTCCACTATTAAATCCAGTTGCACGTTTATCTACTTCATGACGACTAAAAAAGCTGTACATACGTAATACAGTACTTGCTGACAATGGATCACGATCTTTTAGTTGATTAGCTCTAGCTAATCCTACTAAAGTACCACCTGCTCTACCTTCACTTTTCCACTTAAGTGCTCGGCGCGCAGCACTAGCCATGCCAGTAGTTGGTTTATAAGTTTTAGCCATCTGATACCTCAGCTTTACTAGGTGTTATAAATTTTACATTTGCATTGTTAGGATCTAAGTTAGGATCTTCCCAATCATTGCAAGTACGTAGCGCTGAACAAGTAATAGACCATCTAGTACATACAGCAGTAGGCATACCCTGTATATCTGCCCATTTTGGTATAACTGGAAGATCACTAGCTTTTAGCTGCCCTCCAGGACTAGAGGGTATCAGTGCTACTATTTCTGGATCATTATTATAGTGTGCACAATTCATACATAATCTTGTACGTGCTACTCCATCTGGTACTGCCCATAATAGTGCTTTATTTTGCCAATAACTAGTACTCGGCTCTCTAGGATCTGCTGGCCCTAATTCAGCATATTCTATACAAGTTAAATGATTTTTAAAATTTAACTCTTGATAAGTTAAACATACTGCTAGTGAATCTGTACTCATTGTTTCATCCTGTTATCATCCATAAATTTAATTTGATCTACTAGTGCATCAGCATCTGTTTTAAAATTATTAAATTCAGCTTTGCTAATATTTTTGTTTAATGCTTCTAGTAGTTTTTGTGCTTCAGCACTATGTTCTGCACGAGCAGCATAGAGCCAACGAAAAGCATTTTTATTGTCTTGTACTTTTAAGTAATACTTACCTAAACTAAGCATAGCCGGTACTTTACGTTTCATAGCACTTTCTTGTAGATCTGCTATAACACTATTAATTTCACTAGTACTACTATTAGAATTATTAAATATTAACATAGCTAATTTATAACTAGCCTCTTCATTAACCAGTGCAGCTTGTTGTAAAAGTTTAATACTTAAACTTTCGCTATCTTCTAGAACTAAATCAGCTATTTTTATTGTTGTTTCACTATTGGTATTTTGACAAAATTCGCCAAATATTGCTAAAACATAAGGCTTTAGTTCTTGTGTAACTAGATTTTTTTGAAACATATCAATTAATTCATTTAGTGCTTCGCTATCTTGTTTACTAATACGCCACATCAATATTCTAGTAGCTGCATTAAAATTTTTATTACGTTTAAAATTTTGAGCATCTGCTATAGTTTTATTTCTAGCTGCTTGATCATTTACTATAGCAGCTATAAGTTCTCTATGACTTTTAGTTAGTGCACTATTTTTAGCTTTTGGTGCTTTGTTTAAGTGTGGATTAGGCTCTGCATATGAAAGTACTACACTCCATATTTCCATTGGATCAACATTTTTAAATTCTTGTTTACCACGGCTAACATATTTGTATTCTTTTAGCTTACCTTTTACTAAATCATAAACTGATTGTGTCATAGTAACACCACCATAATCAGCTAGACTTTCTGTACGAGCAGCTAGATTAACAGCGTCGCCCATAAGATTAGTACCATATATCCAAACTTCTCCTATATGCATACCTATACGCCAACGCATACTATTATTTAGTTTGTACATTTCATCTTGCATGTTAATACTAAATTTAACAGCATCAACAGCACTAGCAAACTCTACAAATACACTATCACCACCAGTATTAAATAATCTGCCATGATATTTATTAATTAGTGGATCAATTATACTACGACATTTATCTAGTTTAGCCAATGTAGCTAGTTCATCTTGTTGCATTTGTGAACTATAGCCAATAACATCTCCGCATATAATAGTTGCTAGTTTAGTTTCCATGTTTTACATCTTTAAGTAATCTATTTACTTGATCCCAGAGAGCAGTAATTTGTTTGTCATAATTTTTTTCTAGATAATCTAATCTTACTTTAATTGTAACTGCATAGGCAGCTATGGCAACTAAGCCAGCTCCTAAAAACCACAATTTACTTACTGCTTCTGTAACTGTTTCCATAATTATTAGTTCCTATAAGCCATTATAATATCTTTACATAATTTACTACGAACAATATCTTGATCCATAAATCTTACTACTTCAATACCTTGAATATGTTCTAGTCTCTTAGCAGCATCTTCTAGGCCACTATTAGTAATATCACTTTGATCATGATCACCACTAACTATTATTTTACAGTTTTTACCTATGCGACTCAAGATCATTTTCATTTCATCACGAGTAGCATTTTGCGCTTCGTCTAGTAATACTATACAGTCATCAAAAGTAACTCCGCGCATAAATCCTAGTGGTTTAGGTTCTATATCGCCCTTATTAAGTGCATATTCATAAAATCCAGTACCTAAGCTACGAATAAAAATATCATTAAAAGGTTCTAGGTAGGGAGCATATTTTTCATCTAGTGTGCCAGGTAAGAATCCTAGACCGCGGCCTGTTTCTATGTTAGGTCTAGTAAGTATAATTTTATTTATGCGACGATAAAATAATTCACGAGCAGCATAAGTAGCTGCAATATAAGTTTTACCAGTTCCTGCACTACCTATACCAAAAATTATATTATTTTCACATATAGCACGTAAATATGTTTCTTGAATATAATTTAGTGGTGTTATTTCCTTAAAATTAAATTCTACGGGTATTACACTGCGTTCTTTTTTAGCGCTGCTTTTGCCCATATTAATTCCTATTAAGTTAGTTAAAGATTACTTCTTATCCGGTACTTTATTACCTTCTAATTTCTGATGAATCTTAACTTCCTTGCAAACTTGGTCTGGCTTACCTTCTTTATCTAAAACTGGTTTACCATCCTTTATTTTATCAATACAAGCTTTTTCTTTTTTAGCATCTTCTTTTTTACTAGGAGCTTTATCTTCTTTTTTAGTAGGAGGTTTTTCTTCTTTTTTAATGATAGTTTCTAATGCTAAAGTATTAGTTACTAAAAAAGTTGATACTAGTAGTGCTAATAAAGTTTTTGACATATTTATAACCTTTATATTTCTGGAAATTGTGGTTGTGGTGGCTGTAGTTTGCCTCCAAAACCAACGGTTACTTGATTACCACCATTTGTACCTATATTAACACCACTACTACCAACTGTAATTGTAGGCATTGTTGTAGGTGATGGGCTAGGTGGACGATCCCAACCTTTATTTGCAGATTTTAATGCTTCTTTTTGTGCTTCTTTATCTCCATGTGCTAGCATAATACCACTAAGTGTACCTGTTAAAAATGTAGCAATAGGAATTATAAGTTCAAAAAATTTATTATCTACAGGACTCATACCATTCATTGGTTGAGTTACAAATATTAAACTATAAAGTACAACAAATACAATACCAAATAATGTTAAAGCTAGTGTCATACCTATAAAAAATTTAAGTCGAGCCATTAACTCATCTTCAGTATAGCGTGGACCACTCCATAAATCTTTAATCATTTACAATCCTTTTGTTTTGGTCGCCATTGATTATTGCTAATACGTTCTTTTTCATAAGGTGTTAAATCTTCAGGACATGTACCATTAGCATTACAGTAGGGTTTTTTACAGGCCTTATGCTCCCAATTATCTGGATTTTGACATGGATAACGATACATATCACTACAACTAACTAAAAATAAACTTATAATTAGTAATATTAGTGGCATAATTTAGCCCTTTACTTTTCTTTTACTAGTAGAAACTTTTGTGCTAGACATTAATATTGTTTTATTATGGTGTTGCACAGATATAACTAAAATTATTAAGGATATATTAATTATAGTTATTAATAACCAGGCTAATTTCATGCTAATTTGATAGTCATGCTCTAGCCTAGTATAAACAGTTTTTGTAAATTTATCTATAGTATTCATTATTTCATTTTTATGTTTAGTGTAATCTTCTCCAAACATAAATATTTGAGCTTGTGTATAATGAAATTGTTGTACGTCCCAGTTTTGTTCTATTTTGCCAGCTTTTATAGAATCAAATGCTTTTACTTCTAGTATGGCTAAATTATTACTTAAAGTTTCTGATTTAAGTATAAGATCTAATTCATTGGTAGAAAATTCAAATGCTTTTACTTTATCTTTAAAACTAATTTTTACATTATCTTTATTTGCTTCTTCACCATTTCTTATTTTAATAATATTTTCAAATCTTTTTTTCCATTGTTCATCTTTTGTAGTAACATAATATCTGGCATAATTAGTAAGATCGTCGCTGCTATCAGACATTTCATTTGCTATAATCATAGCATTATTTAAATTATTTAGTTGTGTTTCAGCAGTTTTAAAAATACTTAATAATACTAAACTACATATAAAAATAATTGCTGCTAGTATAAAAGGTGTTTTAGAATAGTCTAAAATTTTATTAATTATTTTCATTATGTTATCCACTTTACAATAACTTGTAATATTTGTTTTACTTCGGCTTGATAATTTGTTAATATAAGTAAAACAAAACCTAAACCAGCTGTATGAACCTTTTTATCCGTTGTTGTAGAAGAATTTGGCGATATTTTTACGGATTTAGTTGGCATAGTATACAACTCCTAAATTTAGCTTAATATATGTAAGCAATGTTCGTAATGTTTCTGTCTATCTTCTAAACCTATTGTTCCGCCATTAATGCGTTTTGTAAGTGTAACTATATCCTGCTTATCTGCCCACTGATTTAAATTGTTTGATTCCCAAAACCAGCATGCACTTTGTGCAGCACCTTCAAAGGTTTCCATATATTCCGATGCTTCTTCTGGCGAAATTTGTAAGCTAGCAGCAAACCAACTGTAATTATCGCGACCAGTTACCTGTATAAGACCACGTCCACAAAATTTGTAACCATCACCTGATTCTTCACCGCCATTACCCATGCGATTAGCATAAACACGATTAGCAATCTTTTGCGGTTGTTTTTCATATTGTTGTGCCAATGCGTCTGTAGGAAAGTATTTAGGAAAAACTTTACGCAAGCTTTGCCAGCGATAGTTAAGATTTTCTTTAATAAAAACAAAACCACCTGACTCGTGTGCACATTGTGCTAAAAAGGCAGCTATGCGATCTGGTGTGTTTATCTCATATTGCGGTAACAGTTGTTCTAGTGCATGGTGCCAATAGGTAACATACTGATTTTTTGGTATAACTTGCTTGAGTTGATCTAGTGTTAATTCCACTACTTCTCCTTGTTAAATATACGTTGCTGTGTTGTATACCACTCTATCCATGCACTATTATTATCACTACAGATATGATACTCTGTATAGTTATCTACCACAATCTTAGTAAGCTCACTTAGCTGTACACCTTGTGGAGCTTGTTTAAGCGGCTTGCAATGCTCTAGTAGCGGTTTAGGTGCTTCTGGAAAACCCTGTGTTACTGGCACTGTGGTAGCACAGCCACCTAGTGCTAGTGTTAGTATAATTGTATACTTCATTGTTTTACAGCCTTGTTATGTAGATCTACTACTAGTTCTGGTATTTTACAATTTTCGTCAATTACTAGCTTTTCGCGATCTATGTACTTTACAATCTCGTTACCCTGCACACGCACTATTTCACGGCGAGTAACTACCTTTTCAACAATCTTAGTATTTTCTTTAGCACTTTCGGCTTTAGATTGAGCTAATTTAGCCTCTACCTCTTTAACCTTAGCCAACCAATGATCGTTATTCCAGTTTGCTCCGCACATAAATAGTGATGCAGCAAATACTATGATACTTAAGTAGTGTACAAGCTGTGCTTGTGGCAGCTTGATGAATCTACTAATTAAAAATACTAAGAGTGCTGTAACGGCCAAGGCTGGAAAGAACCAGCTAGGTATAAAGTTTAGGATAAACATTTATATTGTAAAACTATGTAGTGCGTTATAAAATGTTGGATTAACTGCTGATGTTTCCCTGTCAAACATAAAATCGAACCCTAGCGTTACCCTGGGCGTGCTGCCATAGTGCATATCTGTCCAATGTACTACATTGCAAGGAAATAAACTAACTTGTCCAGGTATATTAGGTACACGTACTAGTTCTCCATCATCAAATTTATACCAAGTATTAGTACTTACTGCTTGCAAAACCATGGTACCAGAAACAAAACTTAGCTCATGGTTAGAGTGTTTGTGGTATCTTATACTTTCACCTTCTCTGATAACATTTACCCAACAATTTATAGCTGGATTAATTACATATTGTTGCCAGCCCTTGTTGACGATATATTGTCTATATTGATCTACTAAAAATGTTTTAAGGTCGGCTAGAGGAGGGCATTCATTTATAAACTGAAACACATTGTATGTGCCAGATCTAGAGGTTACTAGGGTACCTGGATTTGGTACATTTGGATCATCTGTACCAAAATAACTAACAAATGGATATGTATCAATAATGTATTGTTCTTTACTTAGTAAAAAACTACTAATTTCCTGAACGGCACTTTCAGGACCAAACTGACTGTTTTGTATTCTTGTTGTCATATTGTTAAAGTATAGTAATAAGGTGAAGTGCTTCGATAAGAATAAGTATATTTAGTTGCACCTACATAAACAACTACATATCCATTACCACCAATACCTCCAGCTACTCCAGCACCTATTCCTGCAACATAGTCTGGATCGCTAATTCCTCCTGGTGACGTAGCAGTATTTGCAGCAGCATGGGATCCCAGTCCTGCATAAGGTCTTAGTGTACCTGTTTCATTTGCATCAGCAGTAGGAAAATATGCAGTATTGAAATAACTTGATCCGCCTCCGCCACCACTACCAGGACAAGCGCCGCAATCACCAGCACCTCCGCCACCGCCATAATAACCACCACCACCACCTGAACCAGAACAGTTGGAGCCATTACCGCCCTGTAAAAAGCTGCCAGTTCCGCCAGGACCAGCACCGCCAAAACCACCAGTACCACCAACACCACCAGCACTTTGACCACCACCTGTTGGATCAGTAGTATTACCTGCCCAGCCTTGTGCTGTTGTGCCGCCGCCTGCACCACCTGTACCACCGCCGCCGCCTGCTACTGCTAGTAGTGTACCTACGCCTTGTATACCATTGAGATAAATATAGGAGGCTCCACCACCTGCTCTGCCGCCACCACCTCCGCCGCCTACAGCAGTGTTTCCACCACCACTGCCTACATAAATATATAGCGTAGCACCTTGGCTTATACTGCTACCAGTACTAACTTTTATAAATCCGCCACCACCACCATAAGCGGCAGTACTATTACACTGATGTGTACCAACTCCTTGGCCGGCTCCACCCCATAACTTCAGTATAACTGGCATACCCACTGGCCAGCTACTAGCACCACGATTTTGTTGTTGGTCGCTAAGTGTCCAGATTCCAGGAGCACTAGTATTTTGTGCTCGTCTTTGTTGTCCTACAACGCCGCTATTCCTTCTACCAATAGGCATTAGCTTATTTCCTCCCAACTACTTACAGCTACTAGTTTACTATTAGTATCAGCAGTCAATCTAAGAGTATCTCCCTCTAATAGGTATATTGATTTACTAATAATATCCAGTGTACTATTTGCTGGGATACTTACACTTACTGCTAGTGGATATGCTGTACTGCTTCTAAATAAATCTACTGTAACTTTATAACCAGTACTAGCATCATTGTTACTAACGTATAAGCTATTTATTTTATAAACTTTATTGCTGTTTGCACTATTGGTAATAATTGCTGTTGCACTAGTAGTGATGGCTAATACTCCAGTATTACCAATTATTGTTTGTACGCCAACTATATTAGGTGCTGCCATATTATGCTCCGCCAAATACAATAGACATAGCTATTGCTTTTCCTGTTGTTAATTGTGTACCAGGTACCCACTTATTACTACTGCTATTCCATACTAGGGCCTGGCTGTTAGTAGGTGCGCTAGTTGTTGTGTCTACATCACTCAATGCGTCTATGCTAGTAGTGCCAAGTTTAGTAGCTACTCTGGCGTCTGTGTAGTAGAGATTTGTTGAACCTTCAGTAACACTATCAGTACTGCCTGGAGTAGCTACAATTTCTACATAAACACTACCCGACCAGCGATATACCTTGTTGTTGTTTACAGTCAAGTATATTTTGCCAGTTTCGCCAGTGGCTGGTAGACTTGCTTGATTTGCGTACTCTAGTACGTCGTCTACATAACTGGGTAGCTGAGCACTTGCAACCTTGCCGGTACTGTCTAAACCAGCGTAACCACTGTTTTGATTTTTATTTGTAGTATTTTCCGGTGTAAATCCTAGTGCAGTAGTTATATCTGTTGATGTTCCACCGCTAGCTAGTAAACCTGTACTAACGGCTGTGGCAAGTGTTGCGGCTTTGGTCATCTTTTATCCTTTAACTAACATTTACCCACACACCGCCTACAAATGCTTGTAACTTATTTGTAGTGGTATTATATCTAAGTGCTCCAGCTATAGTTGGAGTAGGTGCTGCGGCTGTTGTACCTGGTGTAAGTACACTGGTGTTTGCGGCTGAGGTTCCTGCGTATAGTGCCATAATTTACCCTACTTAATGTCGTTAAACCATGTTGGTTTATCTATTGTAAATTTTGGAAATTTATTCCACTTATTTAGTGGACATTCACTGTGTGGTAAAACTGCTTTATATTTCATATAACATCCACAATGATTACATTTTTCATCAACTAGATCAGTACAAATATTACAGATACTCATACGCTGTTTGTAGTATTCTAAAGCTAACCACATACTATCTTATAAAAATTGATGCTGCACTGCTGTTAGAAGAACCTCCCCAACCAATACTACCTGCTGACATACTAGATAAACCACTCATCCAATGAAGATTAGTTCCAAGTCCTGTAGCATCAAAGCCAAAACAGATTGGTACACTGTTATATGGAGGAGTTACACTAAAGCTTCCGTTATAATTATGATCTATATACCAAATAGCTCCACCACCTACTCCAGACCAATACGAATTTGGTCCACATAAACTTCTAGTATCATTAGTATATGTACAACTATAATCATAAGTACCATCACTAGTCGTATCTAGAGATAAGGTATAGGAAACTGTTGGATCTATAGCTGTGCCAAAATTTCCTAAAGTTCCGCTATTTACAGTAAATTTTCCTGTTCCAGATCCATTATTTAATAAATTGTCCGATCCATTACTAACCCTAAATAAAAAGGCTGTATTAATACCTCCGCTTTGTAAAGCTAAAATATCTGCACTAGATAGTTTTCCTGCTGCTTGATTAATTTCTGCTGTAGTCCATGAACCATTTGCATTAATTGCAGAACTAGTGTCCATATTGGTTCCACCATAGTACTGTAGTATTTTCATCCAGCCACCACCATCTCTGGTAAATATACAATATGTTTGAAATGCTGTACCGCTACCACCAGTAGGCTTAATCCAATATACGCCATTAGTTGCAGAAGGATTAGCCGCTTTAATTGCATTAGCAGATAATGCCGGATTATTTTCAGTACCTAGCGCGGATTGTCCAAATTGTGCCCATTCATTACCAAGATAGTTTTCAAAAGCTTTATTAGCAGTATTGTAAAACATTGTTCCAGCTGTTGGACTAGCAGGACGTGTGGCACTGGCTGCTAGTATTTGTGTATTGGAAGAACTAGTGCCTATAATAAAAGCCATTATACTTCCTCCAGTTTAATCTTGTAGCGCTTGCCGGTTCTGTTGTTGAGCATGTAGATGTTGGTTTCGCCTTCCTGCAAGGTCCAACTACCCCAGGTACCGTCCACACTATTACTGCTACCCTCATTGCTAAAGTGCATGTCAGCAGTGTAGATATTACGCCAGCGATAGGTAAAGCTACCTAAATCTTGAGCATTATCACTACCAGGTAAAACTAAACCACCTGCAGTTATTCGCATACGTTCTACAGGTACTCCGGCACCACTCATCCCACGTAAACTAAAGGTTAATGCTGCCTCTGTTGGATCTGTCCAGAATCCACCCATTAAGGCAATTCTTCCTAAAGCTACCTGATCACTTTTATGCTGTAAAAATATACCTACATAACCTGTTGTAGTTTGATCAGTATTAGCTAAATACAATACGTCACTAGGGCTATACCCTACATTAGTGGCATATGCTGTAGTATCACTTACTGTAATTTTTGAGGGGGCACCAGCATTTAAAGCACCACCAATACCAACACCACCTGTTACTATTAGTGCACCTGTAGTTGAACTACTACTAGCAGTGCTACTAGTTATAGACAGTGCACCAGTTAATGTGCCACCACTAGTGTTTAATTTATTGCCAAGACTGGTAGTAATAGTAGTACTAAAATTAGCATCATTGCCTAGTGCAGTGGCTAGCTCATTTAAGGTATTTAGTGTACTTGGGGCACTAGCAACTAAGTCAGCAACCGCTGCACTAACAAAGGCTGTTGTAGCTAACTGAGTAGTATTAGTTCCCAAAGCAGCAGTAGGTGCTGCTGGTATTCCAGTAAATGTTGGACTGGCTACTGTTGCTAAACCGGTTATAGCGCCAGTACTACCATTAACACTAGTAACTCCGCTATTAATAGTACCAGGTACCCAGTTGGATACGCCACTACTCCAAACTAGTGCTTGATTATTTTGTGGTGCTTGAGTGACTGTATCTACATCACTAAGTGCGTTGGCATTTAAGCCGGTAATATCACTAGCATTAATTACGCCAGTGGCTAGCGGATTACCACTACTAACAGCCTTGCCTAGGCTTCGGGCTTTTGATGGCATAATTTATCCTTGTAAATTAGTGTATAGTTATACTATTTCCAAAAGAACCATATGGGCTCATAAGCAAAAGTATAGCCTGCAATAGATTTCATACCATTAGCAGTAGTACCTTCTACTCCGGCTCCTTGTCCTAAATACCCATTAGTTCCATCATTATTGAAAAGGTCCTGGTCTAGTTGATACTAGTATTTAACTGCGTGACTATTTCAATGTGAATTTTAGTTCAATATTAACAGAAAACCCTACAGGCAATTCACCAATCAGTGTAGGATTACTAAGAAACATTATCGGAATATTTTATTTACGTTTTTGGATGTGTATCTTTAATTAATTTAATATTGCTATAAAAAGGTTCTATTCTTTTCGTTTCATCGTTATTCATGCCATGCCACAACATATCCAGCTGTTCACCAATTGGTGGATATCGTCTATCTCTTTGATATTGTTTATTGTTCCAGTCATTTTCTAATAGTGCTTTTCTTTGTTCAACAAGAGCATGATCAATATCAACTATATTTCCATTACTATCTCTAGCTATGATCGTGCCATTTTCATCCGAAACACCGGTAACATTGTTATAAAGTTCTAATATGGCTTCGTGGTCAAATCGTTTATATATCATAAAATAACATTCCATGCTATACTGACTCTTAGTTGATCTGACTCGTTATGAGGGACAGTATAATGTTCTAACCAAGACGGAAAAACTAAACCCATTCCTACTTTAGGTTGGATAATCATTTGTTGTCCAGCCGATAACCGAGAATATCTAGCGGCTGGCCTAGGGTCTATAAAAATCAACGAACCATAATTTTCTATAAAACTGTCAGGAATACTAACGTAATAGCAACCACTTATGTCGGCTCCGGGATGGACATGGCATAAAGACATATCATTAGCCCCCAGCACTACATACCAACATTCTATTTTTGCTTGAGAAAAATCTAATGATTGGTTGGTTTGTTCTGTAAAATACTTTGAGCTCACGTCTTGTAAAAAATTTTTAAGGCCTCGAGACCATACGGCATCAATATCAGTAAGGTTTGGTTCGCCATGAGCTGTGGTTTTACCATTTAAACTATAACGATTTCTTTTCGTCTGATCTATGTTTTGATTGACGTATTCAAGTAAATCAACATGAAAATTTTGACTGTCTTTGGGTACGTGAAATTCTAAAATATTAGTACTAAAGCATTTCATCATCGATTGATCTCCAAGAGTTTTTGTTTTTCCCCCATTTGTTTAAGGGACAATAGGATTCCTGTAATCGAGTTTTTATCGGCATATAACACATACAAATTTCGCATATTTTAAACTTACTATTAAATTTTTCGCAGTTCATACATATTTCATATCTTTTTATAGAATCGCTCAAAATCATTTTTTATAAGCTCCTCTGGTGCTATTCCTACTCTTAATCTTGGTTCAGATAAATCCTTCCTAAATAGATACAAAATTGGAACTTCGGGCGGCGGAAAGGGCATATCATCGGCTTCAATAAAATATATATTGTCGTTAATAAAAGTCTTTAAAATATTTGCGGCTTCTGGTATAAATTGCCCACAAACTTCGCACCGATCTGAAAAAACAAAAAATGCTTGATCTACTTGATTTTTTGTCAATTCCACTGCCTGTGAATATTCAATATTTTTTTTAATCATATCAATTTGAACAAGAATAAGTTCTAGTAAAGCCCGCTTCGGCAGCAACGCAGGTATAATTGTTTGCACCGGCTGTACAAGTATAACGTATAGAAAAACTCTTACTTGATCCGCCTTGAGGATCGCCGTAATCTAATGGATTAAAATTACAAGTTTGCTGTCCGTTGCAGACGCTTTGAAATTGTGTAATTCTGTTACCACCTGTGCCGTCGGAACATCCACTTAGGTAATTGGCGTACACCCCCGTTATTGTATTTGCAATAACGACAATATTAAAAGCTCTGTCTGCTGTTTTGTTAAAGGAATTAGTAGCTCGTAGTGTAAAATTCCATGTTTGTACTGTAGTACCAGCAGAAACAGTGCCCGAAATGGCTCCAGATGAGTTTATGCTCAACCCTGAGGGCAGTGACCCCGACGCCACCGAATACCCAGTAATCGTTCCGTAGGCAGTGGTGGCAGCTACAGTAACAGTAGAAAATGTTGCTGTCCTGGCAGTACTTGCACCTAACTTACCTGAAGCTGTTGTCCAAGTTGGTGGAGGCATTTCGGCCAGTATATTAAAAGTACGATCAGTGAAATTACCAGCGTTATCTGTTGCTCGCAAAATAAATTCAACCACTGTGTCAGAAGCATAAGATGTAGATAATGTTCCTGTTATTTGTCCATTGGAAGATAAAGATAACCCAGTTGGCAAAGCATTGGCCTGTAGACTGTAGGTCACAGAACTGCCCACATCAGCATCAGTGGCTAACACAGTAATATTAGCCGCGGTCCCTATAGTAACGTTCCCGATTCCTCCAGAAGCAGTTTGCCAAACCGGTGGTTGACCGCAATCAATACAATCTAATTTAGTAAATAATCCGCTGGCCTGTATTACTTTAACATCCAGTGGACCCTCACTAATGGTAAAATCACGCGGTGTAGTGGCCCTGAGTTGCGATGGATCTACCACTACTACCGATAAAGATGAGTATTCTATACCAGCATTTGAAATAAATTTAACAATAGCGTCACTGGTAAAATTAGCACCGGTAATTGTAAATAAAGTTCCTGATTCACCGTTGAATGTAGCAGGGCTTATGGTACTAATTGAAGGCGGTTGTGCGCCAAATGCACCCCATCCACCTTGAGTATAAACTTCTGCAAATCCTGTTGTGCTATTATACCGCATCATACCCACAGTAGGTGTAGCAGGACGTTGCGCAGTAGTACCGCTGGGCAAGTCAAAAAATCCTGTACTGCTACTCTCAGCATCATAAACTGTGCCAACTGGCAGCCAACTAGTACCGTTATAAACTTCTACTGTAGCCAGTGTTGTGTTATATCGTACTGAACCACTAGTAGTGCTCACAGGGCGCTGTGCGGTTGTACCACTTGGTAGATCTATATAACCTGTACTAGTATTTGCCTGATCGCTAATTTGACTAGGTGTGACGGTTACTCCGGTTAGAACACCTGTATCAGATATAATACTAGCTTGTTGAAACGCGCGACTTGGCATAGTAACTCCTTAGGTTGTAGTATCAGCACCAACAGGTGTAGGCTCTATGGTTTCTGGTTCTGCTTGTAGTTCTAGTTGTGGTTCTGCTTGTGGCGGTATAGGTACTACTTGATGTATCATAACACGCGTACCAGTTATTTGAGGTGTTGCAGCCGCTAGTTGGTGTGTGCTAGGATTGTAGTTGGGATAGATTACTTCATACACATTATGTTCAAGCATCCACTCCTGTGTACCACTAGGCGGAAAGCAGTTGTTAATAAACATCTGTTGCATAGTTTGTGCCGTGTTAACTACACGATTATTTTCGATGATTGCGTACATATTTAGCCTCGGGGAAATGGTGCGGTTGGTAGTGCTAAAACATTGGTGCCGTTAAATACCATTTGATTGGCATTAGCTCCGGTGCCTGTGGCATAACGAGATATTCCTCGGGTAATGCGAAGATTGTTTAGATACCCATGCAAAGTGGTTACTTCTTGTAAATCTCCTTGTACACCAACAAAAAAGGATCTTGTAGTGCTATTAAAAGTATCATACGCAGTTATTGGAGAAAATGCTGCACCATTTAAATATGAAGTTATAGTTGAACCATTTCTTACACATGCTATATGTTGCCATTGATTTAACAAAACAGTTATTCCTGTAGATACATCATAATTAGTAGATCCATTTGGACTTTGTGCTATTCTTAAAAGCCCAGAAGTTTGTGCAGTGTAAAAAACGATTGATCTTACCGTATTTGGAGATCCATAACCAAAATCAAAAATAACATTACTATCTGTAAAAGATAAAGGATAAAACCAAAATTCTAAAGTCCAGTTGCTAGATCCAAAATACAGTTGTGGAGAATAAGGTATTTTTAAATAATCTCCATCACCATCAAAATACAGCGACGAACCACCAATTAATTGATCAAACTTAGCCTGCGCACGTGTGGTGTGCACATTGCCTACAGACTCTAACACATTGCGACCAGTTGCGTCGACTGCTGCGGCGTTGCCAAAGTTTAAGAGTAGTTGTGTTCCTGGTATACTGGTTAGTGGACCTGTTGGTGGTGTAAATACCTGTATACCTGTAGTTGTAGCTACTGTTTGATATTGATCAGGAATAGTACCTTTAACTATACGTATGGAAGACATATAGTTTCCAGATCCTCCGGCAGTAATAAAACCTGTGTTAGTAGCATTTAATGTTCTACTACTAGTACTATAATTTTGTAGTACTCCATTAATAAATAGTCTAAAAGCATTACCTACTCTAGTAACTACACAATGATTCCAGGCATTGGGTGTAATTGTATTTGCGCTAGTTCTAAAGTAATCTTCTCCGCCACCTCCATCTAAGGCAATAGACAGTTGATTAGTACCATCAATTGCAAAGTAGTACTCTGAATTTCCTACATCGCCACCTACATATTTTTGAGCAATTGTAGCCGCTGTTCCCACTAAATAAACCCAGCCTTCAATACAAAAATCTACTGAATTAAGATTTAGTGCAGGTGAATGTGGTATAGTTAAGCTTCCGCCTGAGAAGTAACCAGAACCACCTGTAAATTGTGGACTTATAGCGCTAGTTGGTGCAAATGGTGATAGCGGAACTATTTTAGGTGTATTACTTCTTGCAATAGTATGATTATTGCTACTTCTATCTATAGGTCTATTATCTAAAGCTGTTAAAATTCTAACAGTACCAGTAATTGGAGTAGTTTCTAATCCTTTATGTCCTATAAAACTACTATTTAAATTTTGTGAACTAGGTATAAAATTTGTATTTGCTTGATATAGTGCTTGACCAGTAACTATTCGTAAATTATTGACTATTAGACCATAAGTATTAGTTAAATTATATATTGCTGCTATTCTAGCTCCACCAGTTGGAGTTGCATATGTGGTAGTATCTGTACCAGTAGCAACCTGTACACCATTTAGGTACAATCTGGCGGCAGATCCATCCTTAACAAGCGCAATATGATACCATTGATTTACATTAATAGTAGTATTATGACTTATTGGTGTTGCTCCGCTTACAGCATAATAACCAATATTTGTAGAACTTACACCTATAGAAAATCCCAAAGTACAAGCTGTATTGCCAGAATTAAATGGATAAACTATAGGTCCACCAGCTGCAATAGGAAGTAATACCCATGACTCTATAGTCCAATTGCCGGAACCAAATGCCAGTATACTACCTGGTAAATCATATGTATTAGTTGCATCACAACTAAAACTCCACCCCGTAGGACTAAATGGGCTGAACGCACCCTGCGTGGTGTTGCCGTTCTTTGTAACGAGGAACTCGTTGGGGCTGGAGTCTAAGAAGCTGATGTTCTGAGATGGAGCGCGGGTGAGTAACGTGCAAAGTACCGTATTAGTGATAGGGGTTGGCGGAACAGTGAGAATAGTGATATTACTAGATGAAGTAGGATCATAAACCGCTGTTCCTTTTAGGACACGCAAACCACTAATATATCCATTTAAATATGCTCCAGGATTAGAGGTTGATCCTATATACTGAACTGCATTATTAAAGGCGTAGTTATCGCTGCTACTAGATCCAACTGAAATACCATTGAGCCACATGCGGCTTTGATTGCTAGTATTTCTGCAAATAACTATGTGCATCCAAGCATTTGCAGTAAAATTACTTGGCGCTACTGAAATAATATTTGCAACCCCAGATTTGCCATAATTGATTCCAGCAGGGCTAGGTGTAACATCAAGTGAAAAAGTATTTGCACCACCCTGCGTTATGACTTGTGAACCAGTTGTTGTACAATAAAACCAGCACTCAAACGTAAAGGCTTGACCTGCCGCAAAATCAAAAATATTGCTTGCCGGAGTCGTTAAATAAGAAGAGCCATTAAAATACCCCGCGCCGGTAGTTGTGTCGGTGGATACAAACGGGCTGTTGTCGGTGATGCGGCAGTCGCCGTTACGGGTGATTGTGAAGTTGTTACCGCTGTTGTCGATGAAGCGGTTGGACTGGCAAGTCAGCAGGGACGTGTTGGTGATGTTCTGTAGCGGCTGGGTAGGAGGCGTGAAGTTGCTCGTGTAGACAGCGGTGCCTTTGACAATACGGACGTTAGAGATATAACCAGTAAATGACTCGCTTGAACTTGAAATGCTTACTCCACCGGAAGACCAATTTATTGTTGAAGGAACGGTTACAGCGGCCCCCAATTGAATTCCATTGACAAAAAACCTTCTTGTTGCTCCGCTCCCTTCATAGGACACCGCTATATGCTGCCATGTATTTAATTGCGGAGATCCAAAACTAATCCACTGGGTTCCATCCCACATTTCAAACAATGTTGAGGATGAATTTATGCGAAGTGAATAACCCTGAAAGGGCGACGACAAATTGTAGGCGAATAAAATCTGTGGGTTATTAGATGTCGATACCGGATATACCCACGCTTCAAGAGTAAATGCTACGGAATTTGTAAGCTGAAGGGCCGCATTGCTAGAAACACTTAAATAATCAGTCGTCCCATCAAAATAAACGCTGTAATTCCCCCCAAAGTACGGAGAGAACGGACGAGGGCCAACGTCACCATTGGGCGTGATTAAGAAGTTATTGGTACTGGCGTCTGCGTTGTAGGACAGGGGCAGGTTCATTGCACTACGCCCGCGTGTATAGGGCACATCACCTTGCAGTAGTAGTGTTGTATAGTTAAAGTATGGATCGCGACCAACTGGCCACTGCTCGCGCGCGTTGTAGACTAACTGATCTTTTAGTGTGTAGACGCCACCAGCACTAGCCTGCGTAGGTTGAATAGTAGCTGTACTACCTATATATCGGCTCATATTTACTCCTATCGGGCAGTGGCTAGTCTGGTTGGATGTTCTGCAAAGGCTGCGTAGATGTAGGTTGCGCCGCTGATGTTTGAATCGTCACCAACGTTGCGTATCTTGAGGCCGTTCGAGAGGAAGTCAACCGAGAAGTTGCTGCCTGCAAACCCGCCGTTTTCATTAAGGGTTAGATTTGACCATAGAACGCTTTCGTGTACATTGATCGGACCTCGAGCTGAATCACGCAAGATCCAGTTAGACGTGTTGCTCGACTTCTTAACTATGATGAGTCTAGGTCTAAATCCAAGGTACACAAATGGACCATCGGTAGATCCGTTTGCGGTGTAGCTACCGAATGCCGAGTAGCCTGGGATCTCGGACCAACAGTAAGCGACGTATGTTCCGCCGTTCGCGTTCAAGTTGATGTTGTTGGAGATGCTGAATACATCCAACGTTGGTTCTGTATCGTTCCAGAGCGAGACCACTCCGCCGGCAGGATCCTCGAACTGGTTTGTAAGGTTCAAGTAGGCGTGCTTGAAGGCAGTTTCGCGCTGATGGTACACCATCCAGTTATACGCGCCCGTTGCGTTTCGTCCCTTGGCAATGATGAAGGCTGGCTTTGTGCCAAGACTGTGACCTATGGTTGCCGCAACACCTGTACCGGTGTAGGTGATGATTGAGAATCCAGCCCTTTGATTAGCCCTCACCTGCGAGCTAATGCTCCCGGCATTGTTGGTAACGGTTGTGCCACCAGCGTTCCAACACCAAGCGACGTAGTTCGATCCTGTTGCGTTGGTCAGAGAACCGTTTCCGACTATTGTGAAGCCGTCGCTGTTGACTGCTGATACCCCGAAACCGGCGGCCGTAGACTCAGCTACCGTTTGATCCACAAATAGGGCGGGGCTACCGCCAGCATTGATGCCCCTGACGGCGTCGTACACGGTGTTTGAATAGCTGGTGTTGCTTGCACCCAACGTCCGATTCTTGATCCAAATAAGATCTGGCTGAAATCCAATATTAGGAATTGATTGGCTACTTCCGGACCCACTATAAGTAACTGCTTGAAAATGGTTATCTGCTTGATTATCGCTGGTTTGACCAACAGCTGGCGCACTAAGGTTAGTTGTGCATAGTGCTTTGTATCCTGCTGGTGGGGCGTATGCCCAGGGACGTTGGCCGAAGTTTGTATAACATGTACCTGTATCACCAGAGGTACCATTTAACATAACTGCTGGCAGTACTGGTCTTATTGTAGTAATGTTAACATTACTAAGTAATAATCTTCCATTTTTATAAAAAGCTATTTTTGAATTATCAGCATCAACAGCAATACCTAAAATATCATTTGTTGCCCAGGTTGTATAAGTAGCTATTCTTGTACCTAGCTGATAAATTCCTGGAGCATTACCATCACTAGTATCTGTATTAGCATATATCATACTAGTTAAATTGTTACTTGTACTAGAAGCTGAGAAAACAGATAGCGATGCAGCAGTTACACCATGTACTCCATACCAACTCAAAGCTCCACCACCAGTATAAGGATCAATAAAGGTTGTTTCCCAATACCATTTTCCTTCATATATACCCATAGCTCCTAATACGGCACTGTTATAAGCTGTAACATCTAAATTGCCGTTAGTCAGAGTAGTATTTGTATCTTTGTTTAAAGGATTCCAAGTACAATAATTACCACGTACTTCACCGCCCAAACCAGTATCCGCACCATACAAACTTGGTACGTCTACTAGGCTATCATTTCCTGTACCTGGAGTAACATTAAAATTATTAGCTGTCCAGTTGTTGCCATTGCCACTGCTATCATAGCCTAGTGCAGTTGTTGAGCTATTATTGCTAAAGTTTAGCCTAAAGCCGTTTGTGCCGTAGATGCCCACATAGGGTTTAGGTATCCAAACGCCTGTCTGGGGATCGGTTTCGCCGAACAGACCGGCTAGGTTTGTGGAGTTCCACGTTCCGTTTGTTACGCCTGTTGGGTAGCCGTCAATCAAATTAACTTCGGTCATGTAACCGTTGAAATAATTTCCGGTTCCAACCCCGCCAATGTCAGTGCCTATCTTATGAAGCTGTGCCGCATTCCAAATAAAGTTATAGTCTAAAGATGGATCGGTTGAGGCCGAGTAAGTCTGCTCAACTCCATTAACATAAATCTTGATGCGATTCGCTCCAGAACCCTGCGTAGTGTCTACCGCTAAAAACACATGATAAAAGGCGGAAGGGTCACGAAAAACAGCATTTGTTGCTCTCCACGTTGTGGATTGCCCAGCAAACCGCAAATCGTTTCCGGAACCAAATCTAAATTGAAGCCTAGAAGCATCTGATGCGCTTACATCAACAGACATCAATACTTGCTCACCGCTAAAGGCGCTTCGTTTTACCCAACCACTCCAAATAAATGTCTTTTGATTTCCAGCGGTAGCAGGCGTCCTATTCAGGTAAGCACTATCCGCACTATTAAACCTAAGCGATCTCTGTACAACATTAGGCGGTAGAGGCCACGCATTCTGAACTAGTGCACTACCCTGCTCGTCCAGTGTCCACACACCACTAGCACGATTAATACTAGCAGTAGTAGGATTACTACTTATGTAGTTTGCTAAGGTGCGATTGATGGGCATCTTTAAGCAGTTCCAGTAATTGTTTCGTAGCTGGCTACAAGTTCGATACTACTAGCAGTACCAACTGCTACGGTAACTGATTGTGTATCGGTTACGTACAGTGAAGTTGTTTTATCTGTGATAATTAGTGTGCTGTTGGGCGGTACACTAATTTGATATGCCAGTCTGTATGCGGTGCCGCCACCTGCAGTAGCGCTGTTGACAGCTACACTTACCACAGCAGTTGCATTGGTAACGTTTGCAGCACTAATAAAGTTTACACGATTTACTTTGCCCGGATCAGGCTGCAGTGCTGTCCAAGCTGTGCTGTTTAAGTCTGTAGGTTTTAAGTAGGTAGTGCTTGCACGAATATCACTAACGCCGACTATATTAGGAGTTGCCATTGTATTTTCCTATTAAAATCCAAAAATCATTGCTATAGCAGTTGCCTTGCCTGTGGTCGCTGCGTTATTTTGTGCCCACTTCATGCCGGTAGCTTGTGTGCTATCTGCTGTTAATATGTAGTCATTGGCACCGATGGGTAGTCTAGCGTCCTGTGTACCATTATTTATAAATATATCGCCTTTTGTAGTAAGTGGGCTTATAACGGTTTGCTTGACAGCACCAGTTGAGGTAAATGTACCATCTAGGGTCCAGGTTTCGCCTGGTTGTATAGTTGGTTTGGCGATTATGCGTTGAGTTCCACCATCGTACTTTACGTTTAACGTGATGGCTGCAGTATCACGGTTGTACACTGTGATTGTTTTAATTATACGTCTAGTGGAGGCCGCACCAGCTACAACAGTTACATCCGTAGTACCATTGAGCACACCATCGCCAGTGCCTTCAGTAAAACTAGTGCCAGTATTATCTGCATAGGCAACTACATAATCGGGGTTAGTAGTTGCAGCAGCGGCAGCCATATTAATCTTTATATTTTGGGTATTAGTGTTCAGCACTAAAGTTGTCATATTTGCCCCTTAAGTTGTAAACCATGTATAGGCGCTGCCACCGCCACTACCACCTACCTGTATATACGTACTACCCGACCAGCGATAGACTATATTGCTGTCTGTGGTTACATATATTTTGCCTGATTCACCCGTTGCGGGTAAGCTGGCATAGTTGTTATATTCTAGAACATCATCTACATAGCTAGGTAATTGTTGGCTAGCTACTTTTCCAGTACCGTCTAGTACTGGAAAGCGTAGATCTGCTTCTGTTTTTGTATATCCATCTGATAAACCGCGTGGTGTGTAGGCTACCAGCTCAACGGCATCACCAGCCTGCACACCACTGGTTAGTACTACACTAGTACCATTACTGGCTACATAGTCAGTACCACTAACCAGTTTAACACCATTTAAGTAAACATCTATATAGCCTAGTGTATAACCACCTGTAACACTAAAAGTAGTTTGATTACTAGTAGCTGTTGTACTAGTAACTACTCGCTGTGAAGCAACACCTGGACTATTTCCTAAGTATGCCATAGTTTATTCCTGTTAACTAAGTTTAGGTGATAGAGCCACTAGCCAGCCCAGTGTGCCGTCTGTTTCTTGTTGTGGGATAGACCTGTTTTTAGTCCAGTACATATCTATCCTTATAGGGTTGGGAAGGCTGCTGTTGGTGAGGCAGTGATGTTTCTTGCTACGCCGTTTGTAACCCGCAAGTCGTTTATATACATATTTGATTGTGTATATGGCGAACCACCAACATAAAATGGCATAGCTGAGGAAGTGTTCCAAACACTAGTTGTGTTGCTTGCGGCGCTTGAACCATTTATATAGATAGTTGTCGTGGATGAACTTTTTGTAATTGCAATATAAGTCCAAACGCCCGTTGTTATTGTCCCTGCTAACGTAACAATTTCATTAATCCCGTTTCTTCCTATGGCGATTCTTCCGTTTGAATAAGTGTATATAAATGTTTTTCCATCATTGTTTGCTTCTGACCACCCTGCTATAAAAGCACCAGAAGTTGAAATAGAGTTCCAATAAGCCCAAAACTCTATCGTCGCATCTCCGTTTATTGTTGTTAATTGAGATCCTGGCTGTTTCAAATAATCCCCCGTCCCATCAAACTTCATACAGCCACTGCCCCACTTAGCAGTAATAGCGGTGCTTATCTGAGCACCGTCCACCGTCTCCAGATCATTCTTGCTTGTGGCATCGTAGATACCAGCGTTGGTGAAGTTGAGGAGGAGGGATGTGTTGGTGATGTTGGTGAGAGGTGCTGTGGGAGGAGTGAAGTCAGCGGTGTATAAAGCATTTGCTACAGTTCTAATGTTTGTCATGTATCCAGTAAAATACCCCGTGGTGCCATTCCACCCAACATATCCGCCACCAGTCAGAATATATGAATTTGTATTTGTTGCGCTATTAACAAGTTTGCCATTAAAAAAACATCGCAACAAAGTACCACTTCTTGATACAGCTATATGCTGCCACGTATTTAAGATGGGCGCTTGATTAAACAATGTATCCCAAGCTACAAAATTTCTGCCAAAACCCCAAGTATTGCCTGCAGCCTGATAAGCAAAGAGAATGTTTCCAGTGACGCCTCCTAGTGGGCCGCCACCATCCCCTGGGGTTGCCGTAGGATAAACCCACGCTTCAACCGTAAAATCCCCTGTTCCAAAGTTTATTGCCGTATTTACAGGAATCGTCAAATAATCCCCACTCCCATCAAAATACCCTGACCCACCATTGGTCACGGCAGACCAGCTTGAGGTGGGGTTGAATGGGGAGAAGGCTTGTATGCTGGGAGAGCCTGTTACAGTTATCGTCAGTGAACTTGCACTTGCGTCTCTAAATCTATTGGATTGACAAGTAAGCAAAACTACTGTGCCTGTTGATACGGATGTTGTTAGTGGTGTCGTGCTAGGCGTAAAATTACTTGTATATAGCGCACCGGTTGTTGCTCTTAGGTTTGACAGGTAACCGTAATATTGAAGGTTTGACCTAGTATTCCAATCATCGCCAATAGATGGAGCGGTTCTAGTAAAACTGGTTGTGTAAGTTGCCGTTGTAACATCAGCCACACCGTTAATATAAATTTTTACATTCCCAGAACCGCTGCCACTGCGAACAAGAGCAATATGCGTCCACGTATTCGCGGAAATGGTTCCAGTTGTTGTTAACAAAAACGATCCATTTGAATAAAAATAAACTTTTGCAGCAGAAGTAAGCCCTAACACAAGACCACTAGCATCAACGTCACTTGTTCTGTTGTCAAAAATAGTGTTGTAGTCAGCAAAAGATTGAGGGTATACCCATAACTCTAATGTAAAGTCAGACCCTAATTGGGTCATAGATGTTGTAGCTATTTTTGTAGACGCTGCGCCAAAATAATTCCCCCACCCCGTCTGCGAGAACGGGCTAAACGTACCTTGTGTCGGCGCATTCGGGCCTGTAGCTGGGTTTCTTGTGATTGTCCAGCCTGTACCGCTGTTAGCCGTACTTGAGTCTAGGAACTCGTTGTTGTTCGCTAGATTGGTTCCGTTGCCTGGTAAATGTAGTGTTACTAATTCATAATAAGGATCACTAATAGTAATTGTAATACTAAATGCTCTAGGACTATCTTGTAGTTCAGCATCTGTAGCAACTACTGTAAAATTATATGTAGTAGGATTAACTAAACCACTAACCGTACCACTCAATAATCCACTACTGCTAAGTGTTAATCCTGCAGGTAGTGTACTGCCACTTTGTAGAGCATAGCTAGTTGCCAGTGTAGCTGCTAGTTGTATGCTAATAGCTGTGTTATTAGCACCATTAGGCAATGTACTACCAGTAGTCCAGCTAGGTACAGCACTAAATGTTATACCATTTACACGTATAGCTACACCACCATCGCTGTTAACTAGGTATACTATATAAGTACCTGCTGCTGTAGCTGGTACTTGTGCACGAACTTCAGTGCTAGATACAAAGGTAGTACTAGTAGCGGCTACATTGTTGATTAAAACCTGACAACCTGCTGTAAAATTAGTGCCAGTAATTTTTATATAACCACCAGCTGTATCTACAGCAGTATCATCTAACACTGTATAACTACTATTAGTAACTTGTATGTTGGTAATCTTAGGTCCACCGCCTTGACTAATTAGTGTAGTAACATCACTAGCAATAGCTGTAGTGGTAACACTACTAGCAGCTAATTTACTACTAGTAATAGCACTATTAGCAATATCTACGGTTTGTATGCTGCCATCTACAATATTACCACTATCTATAACACCTTGATAAGGAGCATTTCCAATATATGGCATCGTATCCTCCTTAATTAGTTGCTGATAGATAGCTTACAACTACATCACAACTACTGCTACTACTACTCCAAGCTGTTATACTATCACCAGCTTCTAATACTACTTTTTGATCACCGCCAACTAGTACGAGTGTGCCTCCAGGCAATATAGTAGCATCTTTAATAAGATGTGCATTAGTGCCGCCACTTTTAAGCAATTTTGCACTAATATTAATATTACTAGCAGTTATATTTGCTAGTGATAATCCTATAACAGTATGTGCAGTACTTGCACTAACTGTATCAGTAACGGTTGTGGGACTACC